CAAAGGAAGAGCTAAAACAGTATCGCAGTATTGTAGCGGAATTAAACGAGGTAAACGACAGGATAAACAGTAATACAGTACACGGTACTGTCACAGGCTCTGACGCTGAATTTCCGTACGTCAAGCACTGTATTTCTGTATCGGGTGTTGAGCCAACGCATATATCGGATATTGTGTTACGTCAGCGATTGGAACGACAGAAAAATAAAATTGAATTGTTTGTTGCCGGTATATTGGACAGTGAAACACGCCGTATATTCCGATACAGGTACATAGATGGCACCGTAATGCCGTCGTGGCAGTGGATTGCGTTCAAGATAGGAGTATCGGGTGACGGTAGCACAGAACGAAAAAAACATGATAGATATTTAAAAGTTTCCCGAAATTCCTGAAAAAGTGTGATACAATTTATAATGCGAAAAGAATGAGCAGACAAAAAATAATGCAAAACCTATATACGGTGCAATATTTTGTGTTCTATATCTTACAACTCATTTTTCGCAAAAAAAGGTAAGTGTATCATCGTGAGATGATGGGTGAATATCTCGTGTAACTGATTGGTGGGAATGGAGATATTAGATTAAACAGATTGTGTGTTAATCATGCAGTCTGTTTTTTGTTTGGAGGAAATATGGATTTAAACGTTATTAAAAATAAAGCCGAGAATGTTTACGGCGGAGAAAATACAACTGAATATAAAGAATTTGAAGATAAGTTTAAACCGAAGAAAACGACTGATGATTGTTATACACCCGATAATATTTACGAAACGGTTGCGGATTATGTTGCAACACGATTTAAAGTGGACCGTAACAAGTTTGTACGTCCTTTTTATCCGGGTGGAGATTACGAGAAGTATAATTATATGTCTGATAGTATTGTTGTGGATAATCCGCCGTTTTCAATATTGGCACAGATAGTGAAATGGTATCAATCGCAAGGGATAAAATTTTTCTTGTTTGCACCGGGTTTAACTATTATTGGATTAACACGACACGCAAATATAATCTGCGTAGGGTATACCGTGACATATGAAAACGGCGCAAAAGTTAATACATCGTTTGTAACAAATATGACAGATAATCTGATTGAAAGTAGTAGCAAATTATATAAGCGTTTAGAAAATGCAGATAAAGAAAATTTGCGAAAAATAAAAAAACAATTACCTAAGTATACTTATCCTGATAACATATTGACAGCATGCAGAATGAATACACTTTCGCGATATGGTGTTGATTTTGCGATAAAGCGAGAAAATGGATATTTTATGCGTGATTTAGATAGTCAGCGAAAATTCAAAAAAGACATTTTCGGTTGCGGTTATTTAATATCGGGCAAAAAAGCTGCAGAACTTAAAGCTGCAGAACTTAAAGCTGCAGAAAATGTTTGGGAGCTGTCGGAACGAGAGAAAGAAATCATAAAGACTTTGAAATGAAAAATAAAAAAAGAAGTGGAAAGGTGAAAACAATGTCCGAAAGAATAAAGGCATATTGGCAAAAACGAAGATACAAACGAGAACGCAAGAAGTTCATACGCAAATGGAACGAGGATAATAAAAATTGGTGCGAGTGCCGGCACAAGCGCAGAGCGTTAGAACGTGCGTTGACAAAAAACGGTTATACGATGTAATCAAACAGAAAATGTGAAAGTGAGGTGAAATTCATGGCAAGACCGAGAAAGATTACGAAAGAGACAGTCCAAAAACTCGAAGAGGGATTTTTAATGGGGTTAAGTGACCGAGAGGCTTGTATTTATGCGGATATAGCGGTAAGCACGTTATACAATTACTGCAAGAAACACAAGGAGTTTTCGGAGCGAAAAGAGCTACTTAAAGACAATATCAAAATGAAGTCGAAATTAAACGTTGCACACGGGATAAAAAAAGGTGATATTAATTTGTCGTTATGGTATCTTGAACGCAAATGCAAAGATGAATTTTCACCGAAACAGGAAATAACGCACAGTGGCACAATGGACATAAACAATCCTATGGCAAATCTTACGACTGACGAATTAAGGAAGTTGATAGGTGATGGATAAAAACTTAATAATGCTTGAGGCGAAGAAAGAACTTGCACGACGCGAGTTCTTTTATTTTTGCCATTTAACCGCACCGTTATTCTACAAGCCGGAGCGAGAATTTCTTGTCAGACTATGCAATGAAATGCAATCGTTTTACGAAAGTGACGAAAACGCATTGATTATCAATTTACCGCCGCGTCACGGCAAGAGCCGTACTGCGTCAATGTTTGTCGAATGGGTACTCGGCAGAAATCAAAGTGAAAAGATAATGACCGGTTCATACAATGAAACGTTATCAACCACCTTTTCAAAAGCGGTGCGTAACGCCATTCAAGAGGAAAAAGCGGATAAGGATAAGATTATTTACAGTGACATATTTCCGAATGTGAGGATAAAGCAAGGCGACGGAGCGATGAACTTATGGAGCCTTGAGGGCGGTTACAACAACTATCTTGCCACATCGCCGTCCGGTACTGCGACAGGTTTCGGAGCGAGTTTACTTATAGTCGACGACCTTATCAAAAATGCCGAGGAGGCATACAACGAAACAGTCAAAGAAAAGCATTGGGAATGGTTTACGAACACAATGCTTTCACGACTTGAAGAAAAAGGCAAGATAATTATTATAATGACACGTTGGGCGTCGGGCGACCTTGCGGGACGTGCGATTGAGTATTTCAGTGACAACAACATATCTCACAGAGTAATAATGATGAAAGCCGTATGTGATGACGGCAGTATGCTTTGTGATGAGATACTCTCACGATACAGTTATGATTTAAAGATAAAGGCAATGGGTGCGGACATAGCAAGTGCGAATTATCAGCAAGAGCCGATTGATTTGCAAGGCAAACTCTACACAACGCTTAAAACATACGACAGTTTACCGCCGATTACGCAAATACAATCATATTGCGATACCGCCGATACTGGTGCGGACTATCTCTGCAACATAATATACGGCATATACGGCAAAGAAGTATACGTCATAGACGTGTATTATACCGATGAGCCTATGGAGATTACAGAGGGTGAAACGGCACGCAGATTGTACGAGAATAACGTAAATCTTGCAAAGATTGAAAGCAATAACGGCGGACGTTCGTTCGCAAGACGTGTGCGTGAAATACTTGCCGAAAAATACGGCAGTAATTTTACAACGGTGAAATGGTTTCATCAAAGCAATAACAAAGAGGCAAGAATACTGTCAAACAGCACTTGGGTAATGGAGCATATATACTTTCCGTCGGATTGGCACATACGCTTTCCGGAATACTACAAGGCTATGACAACATATCAGCGTGAGGGCAAGAACAAGCACGACGACGCACCCGACGCAACAACGGGTATTGCGGAAATGATGAACAGGAAAAAAGGCGGACTGTCAATTTTAAAGTAGGTGATAAAAATGGATTTGGAAACAGTGAAAAAGCTGATAAAAAAATATATACCAGGACACGAGAATTTTATATCGAGAGTGCAGACGGCGGAAAGGTATTACTTAAACGACAACGATATTTTGCACATAAAGCATAGCGAGGACGAGAAGCCTTTGAGAAATGCCGATAACAGAATACCGTCCAACTTTCACGGCTTGCTTGTAGACCAAAAGTCCGCATATATGTTTACGTCACCGCCGTTATTTGATGTTGGAAATAAATCGGCGAATGAGAAAATAAGCAATATACTCGGCAGTCGATACACGAAAATATGTTCAAGACTTGCAATAAATGCGTCAAATGCGGGTGTGGGTTGGATTCACTACTGGGATAATGACGGATTTAAGTACGACGTTATAGACAGCAAGCAAGTTATACCGATATGGAGTGATACTTTGGAACACGAACTTACGGCGTGTTTCAGAACATATCAAGAGCTTGACGATAACGGTGACACTTATCATGTTTATGAGTATTGGACTGATAAGGAATGCAGTGTATTCCGTAAGAAGATTGGCGACGGTCTTGAACGGCTTGAAATGTATAATATGTTCAACGTGTACGACGTTGAAACAAACGGAACTGTATGTAACGTGTACAGTCATAACTTCGGACGTGTGCCGTTTATTCCGTTTTTCAATAACGGCTTTCATCGTGATGACCTTACACCGATAAAAGGACTTATTGATACATATGACAAAACGTACAGCGGTTTTATAAACGACCTTGAAGATATACAGGAGATTATATTCGTACTCAGCGGGTATGAGGGCGAGAGCCTTTCGGAGTTTTTGACACAGCTCAAGAAGTACAAGACTATTAAGCTTGATTCGGAAGAAGGAGCAAGCGGAGGACTTTCGACTTTGACGATTGATATTCCGGTTGAGGCAAGAGAGAAAATGCTCCAAATGACACGCAAGAGTATTTTTGAACAGGGCAAAGGTATTGATCCCGATCCGCAGAACTTCGGTAATTCATCGGGTACGGCATTGAAATATTTGTATTCACTGCTTGAACTCAAAGCCGGTATGGCAGAAATGGAGTTTAGGAGTGGGTTTGAAGAACTCATCAAAGCGATATGCGATTACAGCGGTATCGCTTGTGAAAATGTCACGCAGACGTGGACAAGGACAAGCGTTTCAAACGACACCGAACTTGCGGATATAGCACAAAAAAGCGTTGGTGTTATATCTCAACGCACTATTATCGAACGTCATCCGTTTGTTGAGGACGCAGATAAGGAAATGGAGAGAATTGCGGAAGAAAACGACGGCAGTGACGATATAATGGGTGGACATAATGAACGAGTATTGGAAGAAGAGGAACAGTGAGCTTTTAAAAATCCACGCACAGAAAGCCGATGATATAGAGCGCGAACTTATAAAAGAGTATGAAAGGTCCTTAAACGGCATAAAAAAAGAGATTGAAACGTTTTACGCAAGGTATGCTGATGAAAACGGTATCAATATGGCAGAGGCACGAAAGCAGTTAAGTCGTGAAGAACTTAAAGGATTTAAGATGTCGCTTGAGGAGTTTGGGGAAAAGGCACTCGATAACGCAGACGGCAAGTGGACGACAATGCTTGATAATGAGTATATGCGTTCGAGGGTAAGCCGTTTGGAGGCACTCAAATATCAAATGCGTGGAGAAGTCGAACTCTTGAAACAAAAGCAAGAGGATAAATTTTCAACATCACTTAAAAAGGCATACAGTGATACATATTATACAACAAATAAACATATTGCCGATTCGGTTGATTATGCTGTTAATTTTGCAAAGTTCGACCGTGACACGGTAAAGAATGCGATATATGAAAAGTGGCTTGACGGAAGTAATTTCTCCGACAGGATATGGAACGATAAGCAGAAACTTTTAAGAGAACTCAATACAAATCTTGTACAGGGCATAACAAGGGGCGACAGTCCCGATAAAATGATTAAAAATATTTCTGCAAGAATGAATGTTTCAAAAAGCCGTGCCGCCGCATTGTATCAGACGGAATATACGCATATTATGGTTGACGCAAGATTGCAGTCGCTAAAGGACGCAGGCTTTGAAGAATACGAGATTGACGAGAATATGGACAGTGATATTTGCAGTGAATGTGCAAGTATGCACGGTAAGCATTTTAAACTTTCCGAGTATCAGCAAGGTATAACCGCTCCGCCGTTTCATACCCGTTGCAGAGGTACAATAACGGCATATTTTGCGGAAGATGAAAAACAAGATGACGATGCGGAAACACAACAAGATGACATTGATTATATGTCAAAGGCATTTGGCGGTGACAGAAATCCGAAAATCGGCACCGAAGTTAAACAAGCCGAAATAAGTATGAATAACGGTACAACGGAGAAAATCAAACTAAATCCGATTACAAACAGTCAGTTTGAAATGTTTGTTGATGATACGAATATTGCGAATAAAAAAGCAATTAAACTTGCCGAACGTAGTTTGAGTATTATACAGAAAACGATTGACGGAAAGGTAGAAATGCCAAAAGTAGCGATAGTTGATTTTGATTTGAATAATTTTGAACCGACTGCTATTGCGGGTTACGACAAACGCACGGATATAATGTACATAAACGGTAAATATATGACTGTTAAAGACATTATCAAGTATGTAAATGAACAAATGGGAATGTTTGCAAACAAAACAGAATTTGCACCATATTTACACGAGATAGGACACAAATATTTTGAAAATTGTGTAATTTCTATTGCCAAAAAGCATAATTTGAGTTATAATCAAAGTATAAATTTGATTAAGTCTAAAACGTCTGAATGTTTAAAGAGTTACTTGGAAAGCAATCCGAACTGTATAGAAAAACAAATTAGCGAGTATGCGAGTTTGAAGTATGGAAAGGGCAAGATACAAGAGTTATATGCGGAGTGCTTTTCAATAGTCGGTAATGATAATGAGTTGAAAAATTTATTGATTAATGTTATAAAGAGTTTGATGTAGAGAGGTGTTTGACATGATGTGGAATCCGTCTAAGGAAACAGCTGAATTGCTGAAAAAAGCTAATGAAGCTTATGAGGCAGGAGATTTAGAAGAATATAAAAGATTGCATGCCGAATTTACGGAACTATTTTCAAAAGAAATAGAAGAACACGAGAAGAATATGCCGAGTAGTTTTTGCTGATACAATAATATAAAAGCACGTCTTTGGGCGTGCTTTTTTGATACCAAAAAAGGAGAGTGGAACAAGTGAATATACGAGGTTTACCGCCTTAGCACCTATGAAACGGTGCTTTTTTTATACTCTTTTTTCAAGTGTTGCAGAGAATAAAGAACAATGCTTTTTTTACAGGAACGCACCTGAATAAAAAATTAATTTAAGGAGAGATAATAATGGAATGGTTAAAGGCAATATTGGAAAAGGCAAAGATTGAGGACGGCAAGTTGGATATTGACGGAGTGATGTCGACTGTAAACTCTGAATTTCCGAAGTATGCAGTACCGAAAAATGTTTTCAATGACAAAGTTACGGAGCTTAAAACAGCGAACAAAACCATTGAGGACCTTAAACAATCAAATGCCGACAATGAGGGATTGCAGAAGAAAATCACAGAGTATGAGGGCGAGATTGAAACGCTCAAGACAAATGCGTTGAACACCGCTAAGACGTTTGCCTTAAAGGAACAGCTTGCAAAAGCAGGTGTGACAGATGCAGATTATCTTATTTACAAGCAAGGCGGAATTGACAAGTTTATATTCGACAAAGACGGCAAGCCTGTCGGTGTGGACGATATTCTTAAACCGCTTAGGGAGGATAAGACATACTCACACCTTTTTGCCGAAAAAGGAGGAGCATATACACCAAAAAGCGGAAGCGGAAGTTCAGACGTAAATCCTTGGGCAAAGGACACATTCAATCTTACCAAACAGGGAGAAATTTATAAAAACGACCCTGCCAAAGCAAAAGTATTAATGCAAGAGGCAGGAATGACAGGAGGAATTTAATATGGGAACAACTTTATCAGATATTATCGTACCGGAACTGTTTAATCCGTACGTTATTCAAAAGACACTTGAAAAATCGGCACTTGTACAAAGCGGTATAGTGCAGAATGACGCAGAGTTTGACAAGCTTGCGTCACAGGCAAGTCCGCTTGTGAATATGCCGTTTTTCTCTGACCTAACAGGTGAATCGGAAACTGTTATCGAGGGCGACGACCTTACAGCCGATAAAATCAGCAGTAAGAAAGACGTTGCGGTGATTTTAAGACGTGCGAAGATGTGGAGTGCCACAGACCTTTCTGCCGCAATGTCGGGTGCTGACCCTATGGCGGCGATTGCAAGCCTTGTATCTGACTTTTGGGTCAGAGATTTACAAAAGGAGCTTATCGCAGTTCTGAAAGGTATCTTCGGCACAGTTCCGGCAGTATCGGAGGGAACACCGAAAACAGCCGAAACAAGACTAAGTTCAAACATTCTTGATATTTCGGGCGTTAGCGGTAACGGTGCAAAGTGGAGCGGAAGCGCATTTATTGACGCACAACAGCTTTTAGGCGACAACAAAGCGGAGCTGACCGCCGTTGTAATGCACAGTGCGGTTGAGGCGGCACTTAGAAAGCAAGACCTTATTGACGTGATTCAGCCGTCGGGGGCAAATCCGTTCAGCACATATATGGGTAAGCGAGTTATTATTGATGACGGTTGTCCGGTAGACGGTTCGGGTTCAAGTCAAGTATTCTCAACATATCTTTTCGGCAACGGTGCGATTGCACTTGGTAACGGTACACCGGAAAAGTTTGTTGCAACAGAAACAGACAGAGATAAGAAAAAGGGCAGCGGTGTTGATTATCTTATCAACCGTAAGACGTATATTCTTCATCCTCGTGGTGTTAAGTTTACCGATACCGACGTTGCAAATACAGAGGGCCCAACACGTTTAGAGCTTGCCAAAGCAATAAATTGGACACCTGTATATGACCCTAAGCAAATAAGAATTGTTGAAATGCGTCATAAGATTTGATGAGGTGGCTTATGGAGGAGTATATAACTGTTTTTACGGATATGTATGGCATAAGCGAAAATGACAAAGAAAAAGCGGAAAGGTGTATTGAAAGTACAATTGAGTATATAAAAAATTACTGCCATATTGACAGTATTCCCGATGATTTAAAGCATACCGTTATTCTTATGGCGGCGGACTTGTTCCGCTATGATGTGTCGTCATCATCGGGACAGTACGACAATGTCACGTCAATCAAAGAGGGCGATGTTACCGTATCGTACGGCAGTAATTCAAGCAGTATGTCGAGCGTGTTTAAAGACTACAAAGCAAGGCTTGCACGTTTCAGAAAGTTGGTGTGGTAATGAATATTGTAAGACAGGCTATTGAAAGATTGTATAAAGGCTTGTGTTCGGTTAGAGTCAAGGTTTCAAGCGTGAATAAAGAAACAGGCGAAACAGTATTTACCGAAAAGGTTGTTTTAACCGAACAGCCTTGCCGACTTTCTTTTTCAAGCCGAAACTCATCGGCGAAAGATGACGGATACAACACCGTTTCACAATCGGTTGTGCTTTTTATCGCACCGGAGATTGAAATACCGTCCGGCAGTAAAATAACCGTCACGCAAAACGGAAAAACAACAGATTACTGCCGTAGTGGCGAGAGTGCGGTTTATACATCGCACCAAGAAATTGCACTAGAATTATTCGAGGATTATGCGTAATGAATGAGATTGATTTTTCACAGCTTGAGAAATTGCAAAAACAAATGGAAAGAACGGATTACACCAAAGCTTGTGCATCGGCTATGAATGTAATTTCACAGAGGGCATTAAAATACATCAGTAACGTAACAAAACCCGGACATTACAAGAATGGTAAAACGGGCGGTACACTGAAAAAGAGTTGGCAAGCAGAAAGAACAACCGTAAGCGGAAGTACGGTAAAAGGCGGAATATATACCGCACTTGAATATGCTCCTTATGTAGAGTTCGGACACCGTACAAGGCTCGGAAAGGGTACGTCCCCGAAGTACAAGCCTAAGAAAAACGGCAAAGCGTGGGTTGAGGGTAAAAAGTATCTTAACACCGTAGTACCGAAAGTCGATAAGGTAGCACCGAAAATACTTATGCGGAAGATGGAGGAAATACTGAAATGATGACGAGTATTAAAAATGCAGTAACAAAAGCTATTTATGACTGTTTCGGCAATGCGGTTTATACCGCATACACCGAACAAGGATTTTCAGAGCCTTGCTTTATCGTTGAAATGTTTCCGCTTAACGTACAGTCGACAAATTCATTTTTGGACGATGAAACGCAGACGGTAAGAATAAGATATGTTCCGAAAGATATAAGTCAAGATGAATTTATTGATGTGGCTGAAAAATTAAGAGATTTGTTTTTATACAATCCGCTTGTATTGTCCGATGGTATGCGTATAAGAAGTTTTAGTATAGATTTTTCTTTGGAAAACTACACACTTGTGACGGAGCTTGTATACAATTACACCATTAAGGTGAGAAACGAAAGTACATACGATAAGGCAGAAGATTTGATATTAGGAGGAGATTTATAATGGGTTTACCTGAAATAAATATAGTGTTTCAGTCCAAAGCTGAAACGGCAATTAAACGAAGTGCAAACGGCATTGTTGCACTGATTTTGCGTGACGCAACCAAAGGTGATATTACATCATATTCGTATACAAATGAGAGTGAAGTTGTAAAATCTCATTGGACAACCGCAAATTATGATTACATAAGCAAGACGTTCCTCGGCGGACCGCAAAGGGTTATTGTTGAGAGAATAGGTGCGGAAGATACCTATGACGACGCACTTGCACGATTAAAAAATAAAAAGTGGAATTACCTTGCAATACCGTCGCTTGCCGATAACGAAAAAGATATTGCGGATTGGATTATTGCACAGAGAAATGCGAAAAAGACGTTTAAAGCGGTACTTCCGTATGCGGCGAATAATGAGGGCATTATAAACTTTGCGACTGATGATATAAAGGTTGGTTCAAAGGTTTATACCACTGCCGAATATTGTTGCCGTATTGCGGGACTTTTGGCGGGATTGCCTATGACAGAGGGTGCGACATATCAAACTCTTGCGGAGGTTGAAAGCATAACGGAAAGTACAACTCCGGATGATGATATTGACGGCGGTAAGTTTATACTTATTAATGACGGCGAAAAGGTTAAAGTCGGCAGAGGTGTCAATTCGCTTGTAACATTGTCGGGTGATAAGACGGAGGATATGAAAAAAATCAAGATTATAGACAGTCTTGACCTCATAAGAGATGATATAAAAGCATCGTTTGAGGAAAATTATATTAACGTTGTAAACAGTCACGAAAATAAAATGCTTTTCATCGGTGCGATTAATCAGTATTTTAAGTCGTTGCAATCACAGGGCGTATTATACGACGGTGCAGATTGCAAAGCATATATTGACGTTGAGTCGCAACGTGAATGGCTTGCACAGAAATATGATGTGTCGGGTATGACAGACAGTGAGATTGAAGTCGCAAATACGGGAAGTATCATATTTGCGGGTGCGGATATTACAATACAGGATTGTATTGAGGACTTGAGTTTTAAAATAGGATTGGAGTGATAAATAATGGCTGAAAGTATTAAACCGAGAGGAAATCAACTTTGTTCCGGTACATTCGGTAAACTTTGGATTGACGGAATGCTTGCCTATGAAGTGTATAAGTTCGAGGCAAAGGAAAAGACAAACCGTGAAAGCGTAAGCTTTGCCGGAGATACAACCAATGATTCAAAATTAATGGGCGTTGATTATGAATTTTCATATACGGTGCGAAAAGTATATTCAAGAGGTAAGGCAATAGCCGACGGTCATAAAAAGGGACAGGACACAAGACATACTTTGGTGGCAAGACTTGAAGACCCCGATAATGGCGGCTATGAAACAATTCAGCTTGATAACTGTTGGTATAATGATGTGTCACTTATGAATTTTGAAAACGGTAAGATAGTTGAGGAAGAATTTAGCGGTGGTTTTACCGACCATGACCTTACAACTACAATGAATGCGTAATATAATAACGGAGGTAAATGACTATGGATAAGAATACAAAGATTACTCTTGCAGAGCTTATTAAACGTAAAGAACAAGTGCTTGAGGCAAAGAAAAGTCCGAAGAAAGCGAGAATATATGTGAAAAGCCTTGACGGCGAGATTATTATAAAAGCACCGACCAAATCACTTGCGACAGAGGCGGCAGAAATGGAAAAGGACGGTGACGCTCACCTTGTTTATGAGTGTGTTGCCGAACCGGATTTACATTCAAAAGAACTTCAGGAGGCATACGGCTGTACATATCCCGAAGAAATCGTAGAAAAGATTTTTGACGACGGCGAAATCTCACCGATTGCAATGGAGTGTATGAAACTTGCGGGATATATCGACAGTGTAAAACTTGTTGAAGAAGTAAAAAACTGATAGAGGCAGATGATGAACTCTATATGATACATCATTATCTGCAAAGAGGAATATTGCCCGAAAAGGTGCTTGCAAGACCGGAAATTGAAAAAATATTTTTCCTTGCAAGTGCCAAAAAGGCAAATGATGACGAGTACGCAAAGTGGAAGGCATTGGGAGGTGAATAGTTTTGCAGAATAAAAGTTCGATAGTTCTGAATATGAACCTTAATGCGAGTGGATTTGCCCGAGGGATAAAAAGTGTAATCGGCAGTGTCAAAAATATGAATGAGTCGATGAAAGACGCAACGAACAGCGCCTCAAAGATGTCTTCTGTAATGAAAGGTATAGGGAGCGGTGCCATAAAAGTAGGAAAAGGTTTAGCGGTGGCAGGAGCGGCCGCGGCGACTGCCGTAACGGCTTTGGTTTCAAAGTCTGTCGGTGCATTTGCTGATTATGAACAACTTACGGGCGGTGTAGAAACGTTGTTCGGAGCAGGCGGAAGAAGTGTTGAGGAATATGCACAGAGTGTCGGTAAAAGTGTTTCTGATATTCAAGGAAAATATGACAGTTTGATGAGTGCGCAAAATGCTGTATTAGAAAATGCAAATAAGGCATATATGACCGCCGGAATGTCGGCGAATGAATATATGGATACCGTTACGGGATTTTCAGCGTCATTAATATCAAGCTTAGGCGGAGATACAAACAAGGCGGCGGATTACGCAAATTCGGCATTGGTTGATATGTCCGATAATGCAAATAAAATGGGTACGGATATGGAGTCCATAAAAAATGCGTATCAGGGATTTGCAAAACAGAATTATACTATGCTTGACAACTTGAAGTTGGGTTACGGCGGTACACAAGAGGAAATGAAACGACTTCTCAGTGACGCAGAAAAGCTTACGGGACAGAGGTACGACATTTCATCATTTGCCGATATTACACAGGCTATTCACGCAATTCAAACTCAAATGGATATTACCGGCACAACCGCAAAAGAGGCAAGCACGACAATAAGCGGATCGTGGGGGTCACTGAAAGCGGCATTTCAAAACGTGTTGGTGGGACTGACAACAGGCGGAGATATGTTTGACCAAAGTTTAGACGCATTGATTAATACAGCCGTAACATTCGGACAGAATATTATACCCGCCATTAAAGGTGCTTTGAGTGGTGTCGGCTATTTAATTGAGGGTTTGGCACCGGTAATCGGCGAAACAATTCCACCGTTAATTAATGACCTCGCTCCTACATTGGCAAACAGTGCCGTATCGCTTATATCGTCTTTGGTAAATGGTCTGACACAGAACGCAACGCAATTTTCAGAGTGCTTGAGCAATATGATTATTGTAGCGGTCGCCGGTATTTCAACCGTAGTGCCACAGTTATTAGATGCGGCGTCAAAAATAGTCAGCAATTTAATGCAAGGATTAACTAATTCTATGCCTCAAATTGTGAACGGAGCAGTAACTTTGATAGAGGGGTTAGTCAATGGATTAGTGAACAACATACCATTGCTTATTATGGGAGCCGTTCAGCTTGTTGCGTCTTTGGCAAACGGTTTGATAGCAAATTTACCGAGAATAATAGATGCAGGTGTAAATCTGATAACAGGAATTGTTAGCGCGTCATATTCGATGATGCCCCAAATTATACAAAACGGAATGCAGTTGGTCGTAAACTTAGCAGTCGGACTTGTACGGGCAATTCCGCAGTTGATAGCGGCTTTACCGCGAATAACAGGTGCAATCGTAAAAGGATTTAAGTCTGTTAATTGGTTTGATTTGGGTTTGCAGTTGATAAAGTCAATTTGGGAAGGTATCAAATCAATCGGAAGCGAGATGTGGAACGGAGTCAAAGAAAAAACGTCAGAATTATGGGGCGGTGTAAAAAATGTTGTATCGGAAAAACTGAACAACATAAAAAGTACATATGACGCACACGGCAGAGGACTGAAAGGTGCTACATTTGCGGCAATAGAGGGTGTCAAGGAATACTACAGGACAGGCTATGACGCAATTAATCAATTAACAGGCGGTAAGCTCGGCGAGGTTGTCAATGCAGTCGGTGAAAAGATGGAAGTCGTAAAAGGTAAATTCAGCGAAGCGTTTGGCAATGTGAAAAACACCGTAATGACTATTTTTGAAAACATTAAAAATGGTATTACTGAAAAAATCAGTGCGGCGGTGAACAAAGTCAAGGAGATATTCGGCAGTATTGCCGACAAGGTATCGGACGTTTGGGGTAAGATTAAAGGAATTATCAAAGCGCCTAAGATTGTACAAAAAGGTACGGTAAGTATAGCCGGTGTCAGTACACCGATTCCGAAACTTGGACTTGAATGGAATGCCAAAGGCGGTATTATGACACGACCGACCGCATTCGGATATGCAAACGGCAAGATTCAAATGGGTGGTGAAGCAGGGGCTGAGGCGATACTCCCGCTTAGGACGTTTTGGGACAATCTCAGCCGATACATAGCCGAGAGCAACAAAGGTGGCAACAGCATAACAAATGACATAAAGATAGTTATAAATGCCGACAACAGGACCGCAGATGAAATTGCCGATGATGTTATAAACGTAATAGTTCCCAAAATTCAAAAATGTATGGCGAATATGTAGGAGGTAAAAATGTTAGACTTTTATTTGAGCATAAACAACAGTGAAGAAGTTATACACATTCCTGTTACTCCGTCCGAATTTACCGTATCAAGTTCACAGGGAACGGAAACATTTGAAACGGCAAATTATGGTTGGATAAAAATTATCGGCAATACAGAGCTTAAGACCGTTTCTTGGAACAGTTTCTTTTCGATGAGAGATTATCCGTATTTGCGTGACAGAAGTATGAAAGGACAGGAATATGCGGACAAAATCGAAAACTGGCGTAAGCGTAAACTTCCGATACGGCTTGTCATTACGTCTTCGGGTATCTGCAATGTAGATATAAATATAGCGGCGGCAATAGATAAGTTTGATTACAGTGTCGGCACAGGCGGCGACTTAAATTATTCAATCGAACTCGGCGAGGTTAATCTTTTAAACGATGAACAGGAGGGACTGACAGTGGCACAGTATGATGAAATAATGGCAAGAATTGATAATATAGAAGAAAGGCTTAGCAGTGTTGAAAACACAATGATATATAACTATATGGACGATAATATGCCGTCTTGGGCTAAACCGACTATTCAAAAGCTGATGGACAGAGGTATTATAAGCGGTACAGACGATAATGAACTCGGTCTTACAATGGATATTATTCGTACACTTGTTATTATTGACAAAACAGACGGATTTGAAAATTATACGGTTGACATTATGCCGTCATGGGCAGAGGCGACTATTGAAAAGGCAAAAAGAAAAGGTTATCTAAACGGTGACGGCGAGGACGGATACGGTTTGACAAAGAGTATGATACGTTTACTTGTTATTATGGATAATGCCGGTTGTTTCGGAGATTAAAAAACTATTGCAATATTTTCCTTTTGTGATATAATAAAACAAAAGGGAGGTTATGGATATGAAGAAATATATAGCAGGTATTGCAACAGGTGTGATTTTATCATGCTCGGTAGCTTTGGCAGTAAATTATACTGCGACAGAGAATACGTTTCCTATTCAATTAAACGGCGAAAATGTTAATGTAGAGGGATATAATATTGACGGCAGTACATATTTTAAACTCCGTGATATAGCTGATACGGTAGGCGGTTTCAATGTTGATTTTAACAACAATACTATTCAGCTTTCAAAAGACGGATATGTATATGAAACAAAACCGAGTACAAATGATTTTGTTTTAGACGATAATGCAAAATCGTTTCTTGCGGAGCAAGGTTATGTGATACCGTATTTTACTCAGAACGATTTAAAAAGTGAAGATTTTGTAAAGAGCTTTATCTTCTATTATTACACAGAGGGTTATGGCGCGGATATGTCCACTCAATATAAAAACGGATATTTTGAATGGTCTGAAAATTCCGTAAGAGATACTTATAAATCGCTTTTCGGAGTAGATATGCCCGAATATCATCCGACCGATAACGGCAGTGTTTTATATGAAAATGGTAATTATAAAATCAGTGTTTCAAATCGTGGAGATGGCAGATATGAATTTATAAGTACCGAGAATGTAAATGACGGAATGAATGTATTATTTAAAGAAACCGATTCAACAGGAACAGACTTCGGAACAGTTACATTCCACCTTGTTCCGGCAGATAACTCAAACGGATATATAATAACCCAAAAAACAAATTAATTTTAACTATGGCTTAAAAAGTACATCGGATACGGTGTACTTTTTTTGTACGCAAAAATGGAGGTATATATGGGTGTAATTGATAATGCAGTTCAATGGGCGACAGATATTGCAAATGACGACAGTCATTGGTACAGTCAAGACGTGAGATGGGGACCGCATTATGATTGTTCTTCTTTTGTTATAACGGCATATCAAAATGCGGGAGTGCCTGTAAAAGATAATGGTGCTACATATACGGGGGATATGTATAACGTTTTTATTTCGTGTGGATTTAAAGACGTAACATCGTCCTGTAATCTGTCAAACGGAGCAGGTATGTTAAAAGGTGATGTGCTTTTAAATAAAGCAGACCATACCGCTTTGGTACAGGCAGACGGCGGAACAACCGTTGAGGCAAGAGGAACATCATTCGGTATTGTTACCAACGTGCCTTACAGAAATTATCCGTGGGATTGTGTACTCAGATATACCAAAGACGGAGGCGGTTATATTGCAAACTGGGTTGAGAGAGAAATACCGAACATCGGAAAGTCGCTCGCAACTAAATCATATATGGCATACCAAACATATACGAACAGTCAAGCAAGCGGATATAAATACTTGTGGGGCAGTGACAGCAGTACGTCAAATGGCGGATTGCGAAAGTACAAAGATTTTATTTGTATGGCACTCGGTTCGTATTACGGACCGGACGGCACGTTTGTTAAGATTGAATTTGACGACGGTAAAGTGATATACGCAGTCAAAGGTGACGAAAAGAAAGATAGCGAAACCGACAGCCGACATATGTATCACACAGGCAGTGACGCAAATATGACGGAGTTTATCATTGACGGAAATGTTGTGATAGGCAATGAAAAATTCACATCTGCATTAGAGGCTGAAGGGATTAACCGCTCTGCCCGTGTTGTGAGAATTTGGACAAGCGATACAGAGCCGACATACGGAAGTACAGGAAGTACATCCGGTGAAAAAGAATATCATTTTGCGGATACCAACGAAAAAATACCTATCCACAATTCGATTTTCAAACAAGCACCTATGCTGTTAGACGGTGCTTTGAAAGTAGTGGTAAATGATACAGACGTATCAAAGCATATAGGAGATATATCGTGGACAAATACAAAAAATACACTTGCGACAACGATGTCTTTCAGCACTCCGAAACCTAAAGAAATGAAGTATATGAATATATACATACCCAAAATGGGTGATATTATGAGGTACAGCGGAGGAGATAAAGAAGATTTCAGAGGTGTAATAATCGAGGTTGACGACGGAGCAATGTATGAAAACAAATACACCGCCGTTGATGTAGGGTGGTATCTGAACAAAACCACCGACACATATCAGTTTACATCTATGAGAGCCGACGACTGTATAAAGAAAATATGCAACGATTTATACATTCCGATTGTGCTTATTCCCGAATTGAGTACGCTTATAACGCAAATATATATCGATAAGCCTGTATCTGACGTTATCAAGGATATTCTTGAAAAGTGCGGAAGTGGGTATAACTTTGACTTTGTACCCGACGGTATGCGTATATATTTGTGCAGAGATATTGAGGCTAAGCCGAAGTTTAGAATATCTTCCAATACCGAACTCAAAAACTCGGTACAGTATATGGGTAATATCGAGCATAAAGGCAGTATTGAGAATATGAAGAACAGTATTAAGGTTATAACTGAAACGGACGTTATGACTACCTTGAAAGCCGATGAGAGTATATCAAAATACGGCTTTCTGCAAGAGGTTGTGAAAATGAATGACGGAGATAATGCGGCGGATTTGGCAAAGAAAAATCTTGATGAATTAAATCGTGAAGATGAAACGTATTCCGGTGAAATAATAGAGGAATTGGCAAGCTATACACGAGCCGGAAGTACGATAGAAAAAGACGGTGTTAAATATGTGATTACAAGCAGTCAGCACAGTATAAAAAACGGTGTTCACTACAATAAAATTGATATGGAGAGATTAGTATGAAAAACGGAGTCGAAACACTTGCAAAGATGTTTAAGGACCGTGAAAACGCAACGAGTGATTTTGTCGTATTCGGTAAAATAATTGAGCTACCGAACCTTAAAATACAATTCACCTCTAAAATAATTCTGACTAAGGACCATATAAAAAGTCTTATTGATTTATACAAACAGGATATTGACGGACGATATGTTTATAAAGGCAGAGAAGTTGCAATGATTCCGTACAGAGGCAATAACAGATATTTGGTGTTGGGGGTGACGGAGAATGGCTGATTACACAAAAACAGAACCTGCATTCGATTTTCAAAAGGGCGATTTTATTATTATAAACGGTCGTCCGAAAATGACGGTCGGCAGGGAACGTATAAAAAATTGGGTGCAAAAAATACTCAATACGCAAAAGGGAAGATATAAAATTTATAACGGTACAGGATACGGTATAAATATAGAAGATACTTTTGTCGGAAAGAATTACAATCGTGACTACATCCGTTCGGAAGTCAAGCGTGAGATAACCGAAATACTGACCACAAATGAAGATATAGTGAGTATTGATAACTTTAATATGGAAGTAGACGGCTCACTGCTTACAGTATCTTTTACCGTAAACAGCGTGTACGGCGATATAAATGATGTTAAGGGGGCGATATAATGGCTGAAACTATTGATACAATACTTGAACGTATGCTTTTGCAGATACCGTCAAGATATGATACGTCGTCGGGAACATATACATACGATATAGAAAAATCAATGGCAATGGAGTTTGAGAATGTTTATGATATTATATCATCTCTCGACTCTTATTTTTATGCGTCAACCGCTACAGGTAAGTATCTTGATATGCGTGTAGGCGAGTTCGGATTGGAACGCAAAGAGGCAAGCTATGCAACAGGCTGTGTGACTGTAAGCGGTAACGTCGGAGCAAAAGTGTCTGTCGGTGAAAAGGTGGCGGCAGGTAATGTTATATTTAATATAACCGAAAATGCGATTATACCAAACGGCGGAAGTGTAACGGTACGAATTGTGTGTGACAGTGCCGGAGTAAAAGGCAATGTTGAAAAAGGGAAAATAAACAGATTTCCGGTTACGATTCAAGGACTTGTATCCGTAACAAATGAAATTTCAACCACAGGAGGCAGTGACAAAGAAAGTGATGTTGAACTGCGAAAGCGTTTTACCGAATATGTTTCGCATCCTATAACAAGCGGAAATAAGTGGCAGTATATCTCTTGGGCAAAATCAGTTGACGGAGTAGGCGATGCAAAGTGCTTGCCGTTGTGGAACGGAGCAGGAACGGTTAAAGTGATAATCGTTGACAGTGAAAAACAACTTGCGGGAAGTGAGCTTATAAATAAGGTACAGAGTTATATAGATGAACAATGTCCGATAGGTGCAGATGTGACCGTTACCACTGCAACGGCTGTAAGTATAAATGTTACGTTTTCGGCAGATGTGGACGAAAGCACGATTGAAAGTATTAAATCGAATATCAGAAGTTATTTGCGTGATGTGTCTTTTGCAAACGGATATGTGTCATACGCAAAAATAGGTCAAACCATATTGAATACAGACGGTGTTGATGATTATTCAAATTTGAAAATCAATTCAAAAACAGAAAATATCGCAATATCCGAAACTGAAATTGCCGTTCTTGGGGGTGTTGCCGTTGGCTGATGCAGGACAGAATTTACCGTCGTACTATAAAAAGTCACGGTATATAAAAGCATTAAATACACCCGTCAATGCGGAATTTGAACGTTTGTATGAGTTGATAGAAATGTTTATGAAAAACAGATTTATTGACAGTGCCGATGAAGATGCCGTAAGAGAATATGAAAAAAGTTTGGGTATATCAGAAATCGGCAATACCCTTGAGGAACGAAAGAGCCTTATTAAAATAAGAATGAGAGGGTCGCAAACCTCAACAAAGGCGAATTTGCGGGCGGTAATTGAGAGTTACAGTGTATTGGTTGATATAACCGAAGATATTAAGAATTACAGTTTTACTGTGACTTTTCATCAACCCGATGTACCTGAGAGCACAATTAGGAATATTATCGAGGACTTGAAACCTGCTCATCTGTCTGTAACATATTCGTATGAATATACAGGGACATTTGAATTTGCTGAAAGTGAAAATGAATATAATATCGGAGTCGGATTTGCCGATGGCAACGGTCATGGCGGATATTTGGGGAATATTTAAGGAGGGAATTGTATGAATTTTAATAATAAATTGCCCGAGTGGAAGAATAGCGGTACAGAACCGAGTGACAGTCTAAAAAACGACGGATTTAAAGCCGGATATAAACCGTCGGCAAATGTTTTTAATTGGTTTTGGAATAAAACAGGTAAATGTATAAAGGAGCTTCAGGAAAAGCTTAGCTGCGCGCCTATCCCATTATCGGGTGTATGCACTACCGCAAAAGGCACTACAGGAAAAGTCGTTACGTGCCCCGACTTTAAAATATATGACGGCGCAAGAATAGCCGTTACCTTTAATAATGGAAATAGCGCAAATTATATGACGTTAAATGTAAACGGAACAGGCGCATATTTTGCGTGGTTCCCGATTTGCACAAGTCGCGCTTACAATAATGAGTTAATTTCAAAATTTATTGTTGCTGGCTGTACATATGAGTTCATTTATCAGGACGGTGCAACTCCCAAATGGGTATACTGCGGCATGACAAGTATTCCGATAAATGACGAGACCCCGACATATACGGAAGCAGAAGAGCGTGACAATCTTGCAAGCGGTGAAAAATTGTCTACTGCTTTTGGAAAAATTAAGAAATGGTTTGCGGATTTAAAAGCAGTTGCATTTTCAAATGACTACAACGACTTGGATAATACGCCTACAGCCTTGAAGAATCCAAACGCCTTGACTCTATCTATGAACGGAACGTCTACAAGCTATACGGGCGAAAGCAGCGTAGCAAAAACGTGGTACGCCCCAACGACAGCAGGTACGGCAGGCTATATTCCTATCAGTAATGGAAGTGGCGCGCCTGCGTGGAGGCAGCCTGATTATTATGGGGTATGCTCCACGGAGGGCGCTACGCGAGATAAAGTAGTAGACATACCTAATTTTAAACTTGTAAACGGTGTTCGTATTAGAGTTAAATTTACATACTCGCATGCTATTCTTGCGTCTGGCACTAACGCTCGATTAAATGTTTCAAATACTGGCGCAAAAACAGTATACTTAGCGAATAAACTTGTGAGGGGCTATTACGGAGTTCCTAATGCCTCCAGCGCTGACACCTCTATGTACCCGAACACTTGGGACGAGAATGAGGTAATTGAGTTTTGGTATGACGGTAGTTCGTGGCGAAGCATACCAGAAACGCATATACTTGACCCCTTAGACGTAAAATTAGTTCGCGCATCATGGGTGACTTGGAATACCGCTGGAAATACAACGTATCTCCCTAAATTTCTCAATAAAATAATACGAAGCTGCGATTTTTTTGCAGATTATTCAAATGCTGCGTCTATTATACAGGAAGCATTAAGGCATACTGCGAATGCTGGCAGGCTATCTATAATTACCACTTACGGTAACTCGTATTTCACTATAGATGATAATATTTATATAGCAGAAAGCCAAACAGAGTCATCTTTACGTGCACCTCGAAAAGTTACTATAGAAGGGCGTTCTATGGTTAGCACAAGTAAAGCGCGCCTTGACTTTAAAAATAATTGCAGTATAAAAAACGGCGGGGCTACTAGCCCACAGCTAACTCTTAAAAATCTTGAACTTCAATTATACTGGGGTATAGGAGTTGGAGTTCAAAATACTACTTTTATAAATTTGGGTACAGGCAATGGCAGCGTACTTATACTTGAAAACTGTGATATATCAATATCTGAGTCGCAAGTTTCTGAGCTACCTGCTTTTATTGCTGACACTATAATAATGAAAAACTGTAATTATAGCTTAGAAGCTACTGAGCATAGTCAATATATGTGTTACTCAGGTATACGGTGTAACCGCTTAGAAATAGACGGCGGCTCAATAAGTATTACTAATGATTGTAGTAATACAATAAATCCCGACAATTTTGAACTTAATTTTATTTACGGCTCTAATGTAACAGGTTACATAAAAAATTGTACAATTAACGGCGCAGGGTCTTATAGAGTATCAATAATTGACAGTCCATATATTGAAGTAGCCACTTGCGATATTACGTTAGGAAATAAAGCATCTTTATGCCATTATACAACGAGTACCGAAAAAATTTATACTGCACTTCGAGATTGCACAATAAATTATACTGCTTCTACTTACTTGACTTTCGGTAAAATAACGGGCTGTACTTTTAAAAATTCAAGTACCGGTTATACAACTGATGCCTATAAGCTACAGGTACTCTGCCCGGCGCAGATAACAAATAACGCATTTGTGGGCCGCTCAGAAATGAATTTTAATGGAAATAAAGTATTATTCACAAATAACATACTGCAATACTCTCAATCTTATACTACATTTCCTACGGGCAGCGTAAACGCAAATAATATGGTATCGGGCTAAGAAAGGAGCAGTACATATGGAAATACTTGATAATTTTGTAGTCAAAGATAGTAAAATACACCTTAATCAATACGCTCTTGTTATAAGACATTATACAGCTTTAGCTAAAGAAACATATACGGATAAAATTTATTATGTAGATGATGAAGGAGCGCATGAACTTGAAGTCAATGTAGTACCTAAACATCAGCTTTTAGAGATTATTTCTAAAACAGAATTGGACAATTCTCAGTATTCGTATATGGAGGGTATTGAGCTAAAAACGCAAGACTTTAATAGGGAAATCGAAGAAATTGCTTCGTATGGCAGTCTTGAAGCATATCAAGCTTCATTGCCTGAATATACGGACGAGTTTATGCTTGATATAGATGTAAGGGTGGCAATGTTGGAAATGGGAATAACGGAATAGGAGGTATGGAATATGAGTCACGGACGTTCATACGGATTGTGCAAAAAAATTGTAGCCGTTGGAAAAATGGGCAAAGAACAAATGCTTGAAAAATTTGATGTATTGGTTTTGTCGGGTGGATTAACCGATGATGACTACAAAGAATTGGTGGAAGAAATCAATAAGAATGAGGAGGGCTAAGTAAGTGGAAGTTGATGATAAGGAACTATGGGAGAGATTGACCGTAGTGGAGCAGTCCACGAAGTCGGCTCACCATCGACTGGATAGCCTTGACCGGTTGACTGAGAGTGTACATATCTTGGCGACTGAAACTAAGGCTATGAGGGAAGACGTTTCGGATATTACATCACGAGTTGACGAGATAGAGAAACGTCCGACTAAACGATATGAAACAGTTGTCGGTGCAATAATTACAGTATTAGTTGGTGCTGTAATAGGGTATGTTGTAAAGATGTTAGGATTTTGAGGAGGTAATGAGTTATGAAAGAATGGTTTAAAGCGGCAGGAGTAAGAGCAATCAAAACAGTAGCACAGACGGCAGTTGCCACTATTGGTACTGCTATTGCTATGGGAGACGTAAATTGGGTATTAGTAGGTAGTGCATCTGCTTTGGCAGGTGTGCTTTCGCTCTTAACTTCTGTTGCAG